GACATCGTATGCGAACTGTGATGAAATCAATGACTGCTCCCGAAGCAGAGAGATCGGGGCCGGCGTTAAAGTAAATCGTATCGTTGACCACCATGAAAGCATGAGCCAGTGATGCTGGCCCCCACTGATCCGGATACATGTCAGTACCTAGACTGGCAATGTTGTTAACGAAATCTACATTTACAGCACCTGAAGCAATAAGACTTTGATCGTCGGCTCTAACAAACGCGGTACCGGGGTTCAAATCTGTGAGTTGGCAAGTGATTGAACCATTACCAGCCATCAAACTTCTAACATCTCCACCATAATCAGTACCTGCTTGATAGATGAAATCTACGGATTCGATTGCCACGGCTTGGCCAGTGGTTAGACATTGACGTAGGTTATCCTAGATCTATGCTGCCTTGAACTCGACCGCTTGAAGCGGTTCCGGCTGGAATTTGTACTGTTTCGGTGAGGTAGAAACTACCCGTCATTGCTTTTGCCATAGTCAACGGGTGCGGACCCTAGTCTAAAAGGCTTGGTCCGCGCTCCGCACAACAGTAGAATCTTGAAAATAATCATAAGGAGGGTGCTCCTCCTCGGGGTCAATGGAGCAGTTTCCTTTGTTTCATATATGGCTCCATTCTTCAATTCAATGAATGTATTAGGTATCGAATTGATTTCATAGGGTTGTTGTACGTCTTACACTTGATATACTAGGACTACATGGGATAAACATGGACGAAGAACTGCTCCAACATAGGCTTGAAGACATGGATGATAGACTGAAAGAGTGCAATAAGCAACTATATCGCATCGCAGATACCCTTGAGCGTTTGCTCAAGTTAACGGAGATGAGTCTATGACTAGCATCAACTTACCAGCCAAGATGAACCCTTGTGAAGGCGTATGTCTTTGCGGAGATAAAGAATGGTTCAAACTTGAGGCTCGCATCGACCAACACCTTGAGATATTTGGCGTAGGGGAGATCTGTCCGGAATGTGGGGCTGTGATTCTATGGGATTGTAGTGCATTGGATGTAAGGGAGTGGGAAGAATGAAGTGCAAAAAGTGCGACATCGAAGCCAGTATCAAATATATAATGAAAGATGGATATTGCATGCTGTGTTTTGATTGTAGTGCGATTGTGAGTCGACATGGTGATGATGGAACGGTGATAATTGAATGACTTCAATGATGATGACCTTCAGAATTAACAGCGATTCACCCCTCTATCAATGGGTCAAACAATTAGAAGACTCTGGTGAGTCCGTGAGTGAGGCTATACGGTCCCGTTTGCTCTCTCAACTTGCACAAGATGTGAATTCAACATATTATCCCCTTTACCTGGTTCATATGAGAAATTCCGAGAATTGGATATTGGCTCAACGAGTAATGCCCACCGGGCATCGAGACCTGATGATGGATGCGATAGCGAAGCATCGAGGCGGATTCGATATGATCGTTACCGATTAGAGCCATATCGGTTTTCGTGGTCGAGTAATCTCCCAGGCCCGCCTAAGATCTCTTTCTCTTCGATTAACCCACCCTGTTATGGGGTCAGCCAATTGTTTTTGCCAGAGTTCTTCAGTCACATACTCAATTATAGGTCCCGTGATTTCTGATTGAATAGCCGGGACCACGGTTTCCAAATAATCTCGGGGCATGTCCCTCGGATCTTGGAGTACGAAATCTCTGACATCCTCCCATTCCCCTATTCCTGTAACCTCGACAATGATTCCCGTCGCAACGACACCTGCGCCAATTCCAATCCAATAAGGTGCCAGAGTTCCAAAGAAGAAGGTAGGCGCAACCACTGGAGTAATTGCCACGGCAAAGAAGGCGGTATCTTTTGCCGCTTCCGCCCAATCCCCTTTCCTATAATTCTCTTGCATCTCTTTGTGATATCGAAGAAGTAAGTAAGCGCCGGTGACTCCTCTGGCTATTGTTACCTTAGTTACCACATCAATGCCCCGTCGACATTTCATACGACCGCTTCTGGCGCATTAGATAGGGGAGTTCCTTTTCTTTGCCCACGATTATGGCTGAAACATAATCACATGGAGGAATATGGATCTTCTTTCCTGCTGTAATCACACCAGCCACACCAGTGACAACATAGATTACTCTAGTTAAGTGAACCTTATCTGCCGTGGTTGCTGAGCAGGTGCCGAAAGATGTTTGGCCCTGTAGAGCGATGTCATCCCAACTTGTGTTGTCAACGAATGTCCTCGTTCTTCCATAGATCACTTGACTCATGTCAAAGGTGGAATTCGGGAACCCCGGTAAGTCTCCATCTCCAGTGGTGTAGATGTGTGCCGCGAGAAGGCTCGCATTATCGACGAACTCAGTGGTAATTAGATCCACCACTGTCATTGAGATGGTACCAAATGGCGAGAAGGACTCTTGGATGTCGATCCCTTGAAAGAAAGACGTAAGAGATTTGAGATTATAACCAGAGAGATCGTAATATTTCCGGTTAACAACTGTGGGAGTTCCTGCGGCCCCATCATCGGCAACTTCCCAACCTCCCCCAGCAGTAATCGTAATGGGATAGCCGGGGGGATCCCCAAGGGTATCGATATCACACCATGGAAAGAGTTGGTCAAGTACACGTGGACCTTCAAGGGTCATACTACTTCCCCTTCTTCTTGAACTTAATTGGCTTCAGACCCTTTGCTCTTCTTCCTTTGTTGATAGCGAGTTGGGTCTTCCTAGTCATTGGTTTGCCCTTTCTTTTGGGCTTAGCAGCAGCTGTTTTTTTCGTGCTACTGCGTCTCTTCTTACTAGGTGCTCGGCCTTCTTCAACCTCACCACCGTGAATGTGAACGTGTATTTCCATTTTTATTCCTCACTGAAGTGGAGATGGCAGGATTCGAACCCGCAGTCTCCAGAATCTAACCACCTTCTGGTGCCCTTCCATTGGACTACATCCCCCTTCAGTTATCGGAGGTTACGTACTCTGTATTGCAATACTGATCCAGTCCTTCGAACTTAGTTTGGTTATATCTGACATCGTATGCGAACTGTGATGAAATCAATGACTGCTCCCGAAGCAGAGAGATCGGGGCCGGCGTTAAAGTAAATCGTATCGTTGACCACCATGAAAGCATGAGCCAGTGATGCTGGCCCCCACTGATCCGGATACATGTCAG